GCCCGCCACGCCCGGCAGAACGGGTGGTACGAGCAGCTCGCCCACTACACGCGCGGCGCCCTGATCGAGATCGAGCGCGACTTCGGCGTGCCGGCTGACCAAGTGCAGGTGTTCTGGCTGTCGATCATCGCCGAGCAGAGCGCGCCGCACGACGTCACTGTCATCGAGTGGGGTGCCCGCACCATGGCCGCGGCGCAGGCTGAGCTGTCGCGGTGGCTGCGGCTCGTCGCGGACTGCACCGCCTCGGGTGAGTGGCCCGGCCGCGGCGAGTACGTCGAGCACGACGCTGATGTGAGCTACACCATCTACGACTCCGCTGAGCCGGAGTAGGAGGACCCATGCCCATCATCCTCGACATTCTGCAGGCTGCCACCTGGGTCCTCCTCCTCGTCGGAGGCGGGCTCGTGATCGCGGGCGCGGCGTTTGACCAGTCCATCGGGGGTGGTCGATGATGCGTGAGCTCAACATCCTGGCCTTCGACAACTACGCCAAGGAGATGTTCATCGCCGCCGCCACGCGGTCGCTCGGGCCGTCGTCCATCGGCGGGCGCCCCGCCTTCGACTCGGTCAACCACCCGAACATGCCCGGCGCGATCCGTGCCGCGCTCGAGGCGCGCATCGCTGTGGGCGTCAAGAAGTACGGTGTTGAGCTGGCGTTTGGCTGGGACCTCGCCCTGCTCGGCGCGTGGCAAGAGGCGCTCGACCTGTACCTCTACCTGCTGGCCGACCCGAAGAGCACCCAGGAGGAGATCTTGATCGCGTCCTCCCTGCTCGTCATGCTGTCGGAGCGGGTCGCCCGGAAGATCAACACCCAGCTCGAGGCCGAACGCATCGCGTCGACCCGATAGAGTCAGGCGGCGGCCGGGGAACCACTCCTCGACCGCCGCCTGCGGGCGGAGCCCCACGAGGATCGCCCCGCAGCCCACGCAGCTCTCCACACCCAGGCCCCTCTAACGCAAACCGCCGGAGGAACATCCCCCCGGCGGCATGGGCGGCAGCATCCCCCGCCCCGAGCAGGAACATGCGGCCGCAAGGCGAGGGTATCACACCGTCACACCGTGCCGGTCTGCCAAATCACCATCAGCGCATCGCCGGTGCTGTTGGTCGAGGCCAGCTGGATGTTGCCGTCGCTGGTGATGCTGGCCTCGCTCAGCACGCTGGCGATGTTGATGTTGGCCGCGGTCGCGTCGCGGTTGAGCAGGAACACTCCGGCAAGACGGTCGTTGATCGTGATGCCGGGGATCGCGATGTTGGTCGCAGCGGTCGTGCCAGCGGCGGACGCGGTCTGGATGACGGTGACCGGAGTGCTCCGGATGTTCTTGGAACGGATGAACTTCATGACCGAACTCCTGCGGTGTACGGGACGTAGCTTCGGGAGCCCGCCGGCGCCCAGAGCAGCTGACGACGATGGCGAGCGGCGGCGCCAGCCAGGATGCCGATGTGGACGTGGCCGCCTCGCTCGGGAGCGTAGGCGATGACCTGGTCGTAGTCGATGTCGGCGAGGTGGATGGCCTCGACGATGTCGTGCGCGTCGAGCCCGTCGGCCTCGATGTCCGCCGCCTCGCCTGTGAGGTGCCGGCTCCGAGGAGAGCCACCCACTGCGCTGTTGACACGGAGGGATCGGAACCCAGAGTTGACCCGGACGGGTCGCCCCAGGTGGCGCCGCAGCGGGTCAAGGACGGTGGTCACCAGCTCATGCATGTTGAGCCGGGCTGTCGGGCCTGGGACGTTGTCAAGGCCGGTCGAGGTCTTGGTCATCTCCGCCCAGCCGAAGAACTCTCCGAGCCGATCCATGGTCACCTCCGGGACTTCGCGCCGCTGCACGCCCACGCCTTGCGGGACAGCCGCAGCGGGCTGTTGGGGTCAGCCGCGGCCTTCGGGTTGTCCCGCATCTGGCCCAGGCTGCGGGCGCAGTAGGCGTCGCCCTTGGGGGTGCCCGGCCGCACGCGCGGGCCACCGCCCTTCGCAGCGCCGGCCTGCCCGTAGGAGACCTTCTTGCCGCTCGGCGTGATCTTGACCTTGGCCTTGCCTTTTGCTGGCTTCTTGCTTGGCATCACGCACCTCGGTCGGGCGACTGGGCGCCCGGGTTCGGAGAGAACGACCCGGCGTCGGTGAGGCCCTCGAGCCGCGCGAGCCGACGGTCGATGCTGCCCAGGGTCTTCGTGATGGCGACGCTCTCGGCTCGCTGATTTGCAATGAGCTGGTCGATCTGGTCGAGGTGGCGCTTGCCGAGAGCTGCGCCCAGCGGCACAAGGTGCTTGACCGCCAAGACGTAGAGCCCGTAGAGAACGAGCACCAGCACGATGACCGCGGCGCCGGGACCGGCGAGCAGGGGAACCAGCGAGGCGAGGGTCGAGGGGTCAGCTTGGGCGATCATTCGGCACCTCCTTCGCGCGGGCCGGCGAGAGCGGCGTTGAGAATCGGGCGGGCCATCAGCCGGGCGTCGGCCACGCCAGGCGAGGTGCCCACCGCAGGGTCGTAGGCGGCGAGCTGGCGCTGCAGCTCTGCGTCCTCGATCCAGACCGAGAACAGCATGCCCTGGGCCGGCTCATTGTCGGCGACGTTCCGACCCTCAGGGCCGATGGCGACAGCTTGGATCTTGCCGATCATGCGATGCTCCTGCGCTCGAGCTTAGCGCTCCAGATCTGGCTGCTCTGGGGAGAGCCGCCAGCGACCGACGCGTTGTACGAGGTGTTGACGAGGAGGAAGCTGGTCTTCCCGTTCCATGGAGACGGAACAGAATAGGGGGATGCCAAGGCTTGGATCGAGAGCGAAGGGGATTGCGCGTCCTGCCCACCCCACGCCCGCATGGTCCGGCTAATGTCCGGCTGCGAGAAGTAGGACTCTCCCCGCGTCGCGCGCCTCGGCCAGAAAAACCCAGCCTCGACCTGGGTGGTTCCGTCGATCATCTGCAGGGTCGTTGGGGTCGGAGAGCTCGGGTTGTAGTAGTTGGTCTGCCCGCCATTGAAATCGAATCGAAGCCACGACTGAGTCGTGTTGTACCGCAGCATGGTCGTGCCGACTTTCCCAGACCCCTCGTAGCCGTAGGTCGGCGGCAGGCCCATTCCCGCCATCCAGTATTGACGGTGGCCAACACCAGGCAAAAAGATCAACCCGGTGATCGTGACCCTCACATCGTCATCGACGCCCAGCGCAACCCCAGGCGAGAAGCTCAGCGGCATTGCGATCTGCCCGGTGGTGTTCGTCGTCGAGGACGCCATGTCCACGAAGTAGCCCTTGATCGGGTCGATCCCCATGGTGACGCCGGGCGCGTTGACAAAGGCCGCCGTAGTGGAGCCCGTGATCGCGCGGCCGTTGTCGTCGACCACGGAGAACGAGGTCGCAGAGCCGAGCGACTGGGTGCCCTGGGCGCGGAAGTTGACGTTGACCAGGGTCTCCCAGTTGCCACCGCCACCGCCGCCGCCGCCACTGCCACTCTGAGGGAAGAAAGGGGTGAGGCCCATGGTCACTCCCTCCAGACGATGGTGGACTCTTTCAGGTTGCAGGTCCCAACATCGGTTTTGGCCCAAACGTAGACGATGGCGTCGGTCTGCGTCGGGTTCTGATTCGACAACCCGACACCCGCCGAGAACGCCACGCTGCCGGTCGTCGCCGTGCCGATGCCGGTGTTGAGGGTGGCCTGGGTGTCCGGCAGGATGGTCTCGTTACCGGTCGCATCCGCAGTCACACGCACGGTGAGCTTCGTGCACCCGCCTGCGATGGCGTGGACGTGGAGCGTCAGCGTGTCGAGGATGCCGAGCCAGTAGGGCTTCACGGCGAATGGCGGAAGGCCTGCGCCAAGGTCGTGGGCGCGGGCGGTCCCGTAGGACGTGGTCAGGCCGGTTGTTCCGGTCGTCTGCGACGTGTGCAGGAACGTGGTCATGCGTGCTGGCATCGGGGAGCTCCTCCTCTACTGGACGGCTGCGAGGGCAGCATAGCTTAGTTGCGCGGACTCTGCGCCTGGATCATGCCTTGCTGCTGCTGCAGAGCCTTTTGCACGGCGCCGAGCTGGGACTGCGCAGACAGCGGCGTCTCGAGGCCGAAGGTGAACCCGAAGGTGGACGGCAGCCCGCGGCGCTTCGGGTCGATGTAGTCCTCGACTCCATACGTTAGGCCGATCTTAGTATAGTCCTCCATTGTCCGCTGAAACCCAAGGGTTTGCAGCACAGCCATGTCTCGGATGAACCGCGCGTGATCCTGGGTCGTGGCGAACCGGTACTCGATCCGACCGAGCGCAGGGGTCGCCGGGTCCAGAGCCTCGAGCCGGCCGCCCTTGCGCTCCTCCGCGCCGGCGACGGGGACGATGTGGTACTCCTCCTTGAGCCACGGCCACAGCACGTCGGGGCTGTTCTGCAGGGCGTAGGCCACCCACACGTCGTCGACCTTTTGCCCGCGCCCGGTCGCCGACGGCCTGGCCAACGCGTCGGCCATGATCATGTCGACGATGGGGGTCAGGCTCTCATCGGCCACCGCCTGGGCGATGGTTCCCGTCGGCACGTCCTTAGCGCCCGCCTGCAGGCCGATGGCCGCGAAGCGCACGAGGTCCCCGTAGACAGAGAGCGCAGGGTTGACCGGCCCGTAGTTGCGGGAGCTGGCGGTCTGGTCGAAGATCTTGGCGCCGCCGATGGGCAGGCGAAAGCGCGTGTGGTCGGCGAGCAGCTCGTCGTCCATCTGCTTCTGCAGGTCGCGATGCACGAGCAGCAGGCGGTTGACCGAGTCAGGGTCGCGCGAGATCGCCTCGACCACCTCTCGGGTCATGGCCTCTCGGAACGCAAGGAACATCACATACTTGTTGAGCCCACCAGTGTACTTGACGTTGCCGTAGTCGAGCACGACGTTGCGCGCGAGCTGCGCCGCCTGAGCCGGGGGGAGGCCCTCCTGCAGCGCGGTGGCGAAGACGTTCTGCCGGAACATCCGGTCCGTGGCGTTGGCGGCGTACTGCCAGAACCCCGTCCGGGTCGGGTCCATGTTGCGGAGCAGGTACTGGCGGAGGGCCGGGGCCTTCACACCCTCCGCAGTCAGGCGCGCATCGCGCGCAAGGTCTCGTGCGAAGTTGTTCGCAAACTCCAGCCCGCCGCGGGTCAGCGCGATGTTGTGCTGGGTCATGAGCTGGGCCAGCTCACCTCGGGTCACGTCGCGGCCGGTGCGCGTGCGGAACAGCACCTCGGCGAGGTCGTTCGGCCGCTGGCCAATGCTGTCGACCAGCGGCCGGCGCAGCACTTCGGGGAGCTGGGCCGAGGCCTGCAGCACCACCTCTCCCGCCTGGGCTGCGGCGCCGCCGCGGGGGCGTAGGTAGCGGATGGCCCCCGTGGTGCCGAGCGTGGTCGCGGCGATCAGCGGCGCGGTGAGCAGGTTCGTCCCGACGTAGCGGGTGTTCGGAAGGGGCAGAGGCACCGGCAGCGGGGAGCCTCCAGCCACGTCGGGGTCGCTGTAGATGTAGTAGCCGCCGCCGAGCAGGCCAGCCGCACCGACCGTCCGGGGCATCGACAGCGTGTCGAGCAGGACCTGGGCGACGTAGTCCCCCGCCGCCCCCGCCTCTCCACCGAGCGCGCGCTGCAGCTTCTCGCTGCGCTGCAGGGCCTCGAGGTTCTCTGCGAGCTTGCCGTCCTTGCTCGCCGCCTGCAGCTTGCCGATGGCCGCGACGAAGTCCTGCCCGGCCACAGCGAAGCGCGGGTCCTGGGGGGAGATCTGATCGACCATCGTGACGATGTTCTTGCGCGTCGCCTCGAGGTCGGGGGCCCATCCATACGAGCGGGCGTTGGCCTGCATCTCCAAGATCGCCGGCTCCACGAACGACTGGAGCGCGTTGCGCAGCAGCCCCTGGCGCACGATCTGCACGACGTCGTAGGTGTCCACGCCCGCATCGCGCGCCAGGTTGAGCAGGTCGAGCAGGTCTTGATCCCCAGCAGGCAGGCGCTGCCCAGGAGCGAGCGCAGCCACAGAGGCGTCGAGGCCTTCGATGATGCGCAGAATCTGACGGGTCGTGGCCAGCTTCTCGAAGAACAGCATGTTGAGCTGCGGGTCGTCGAGCGAGTCGTAGAGCAGGGTGCGCAGGTCAGGGGTGCCCCGGCCCTCCTGCAGCATCTTGCCGTAGACGTAGTCGATGAGGTCTCGCTTGGCGCCGGGAGTCAGGTTCCGCCACGCACGCACAGTCAGATCGTCCAGCATCGAGCTGTACTTCCCTGGCGCGGTCGTCGTGAAGGGGGTTCCCTCCACCCGGCGCTGCAGCGACATCTGGCGGATGCGGCGGACGACCTGGTCGAGCCTGGCGTTCTCGGCTGCCACGTCGGCTGCCGGGTCTGCAGCCCCCGATGCGCGCACGGCAGCAGCAGCCAACCCGCTCGCGACCTGCTGGCGGGCACCCTCGACCGCGAAGAGGTTGCGCGCGAACCCAGCGGCAGAGTCAGAGCTCACACCGAAGGCCAGGTCGGTGCGCATCCACGGGTTGGCGTCCATCATGGCCGTGGCCTCGCGAGCGACGATGCGCTGGCGGTCCATGCCCATGGCCCACGCCGACAGGGTGTCGAGCACGGCGTCGTTCATCAGCCGAACAGGGCCAAGGTTCCGTGCGTCCTGCTTGCCCATCCATCCGAAGAAGCCAGCGAGCGCCTCGCCGTAGGGCACGTTGGGCCGCTGCAGACCTCGCAGCTCGAGGTCGGGGTTGTCCTTGCGAATCCGGCCCAGCGCCTCCCGGAAGTTGCCCAGCGTGAGGTCGGCGATCCGCTCTCCGTCCGCCGTGGCCTGGGAGATGTAGGGGCGCAGCGCGTTGTCATCCGGGCCGATGAGCCGGCCGTAGATGGGGCCGCCGAAGAAGCTGTTGAGCGCGGTGGCCCACGCCTTGGCGCGCACCTGCTCGGCCGCCATGGCACGGGCCTGCTCTTTGGCCTGGGCGATGATGCCGCCCTGGAGCTGGGTGCCCAGACCGCCGGCCGCCAAGCCAGCGCGCTGCTGGTAGGCGACCGTCGACCACGCCTCGGTCTCAGGCATGCCCTGGGCGATGAGGTCTGCCACCCGCCGCTCGAGCGCAGCCTCGGACTCCAGCACCGCAGCAGCGATGCGGCGAGCCAGCACGCCGTTGAACGCCGCCTCGGCGTCGCCCGAGGCGAGAGCAGCGGCGCGCACCTCGCGCTGGAACTGGTCGGGGATCGCCGACACCGCCTCCTCGATGGTGCGCAGCCGGGACTCAGCGATGAACGGGGTCTGGCCGCGGAAGGTGGTGCGGTAGGGCGTGTAGTCGATCTGCGGGAAGGCCTTGGCCGCCTTGCGCACAGCGCTGCCGAGCATGTTCTTCGCGACCAGCAAGGCCTGCGAAGGCACCGTGAAGACGCTGGGCTCCCGTGCCTCTGCGAGCGGCCGCGCCTGCGCAGGCATCGTCTCGCCGGTCCGCAGCCCAGGGATGCGCTCCTGCACCGCCGACGCCAGCCCCAGGCCGACCGAGGGCTGCATCGCGCGCTGGGTCTGCTCGCCGGCCAGCAGAGCCTCGCTCACCCGCGCCTCGCCCAGCACGTCCCGGTAGGCCGCGGCCAGCGCGGCGTCAGCCAGGTGGTGGTGCTCCGCCTCGGTCAGCGGGCGCCCTTCGGTCAGCGCGTCCAGGACAGCGGTGCGGATCGGCGAGCGGGAGATCGTGTTGACCCCGAAGATCTCGTCGCGAACAAACTGCGGGTCGATGTTCCAGCGGTAGACCATCGTCGGGACGCCGTTGACCTGCGGCCCCACCTCAGCGACAGACAGCGGACCCGGCGCCCGGGCGTAGTCGCCGTAGACGCGGCCCACCTCGTCGAGGACCTCGGTCGTGAGCCGCTGGCGGGGCACCATCAGCCCATCGGTGACGAGCACAAGGTCCTCAGGCACGAGGTTCTCGAGCGTGTTGGCCACAGTCCGGCCACCCGCTCCGATGGCCGCCTCACGCAACAGCGCTGGGTCGGGCACCGTGCGCGTCTGCACGCCGGCCGCCACGTCGGTCTCGACCTCGTAGAGCTCTCCGCCCAGCCGGCGGGCAAAGCTCTCCGCCACCGGGCCCTGCCGCGGCATGCCGCGCGAGAGGGCCTCGCCGAACGCATGGAGGCTCTGCATGGCAGGAGCATCCTGGGAGATGGCGAGGTACTTCGGGTTGTACTGCAGCTTGGCGAGCACCTGCTGCAGCGTCTGCCCAGGCGCCCCCTCGGCGACGCGCTGCAGGTCAGCCAGCACGCCGCCCTGCACCAGACCCGGGTTCATGCGGGCGAACGCAGCCCGCTCAGCCACGGTCTTGCCCGACAGCGGGTCGACGCCGGGGTCGGACAGCAGGTCGTAGATGCGGGCGGCCTGGTCCTCTTCGGAGCCGCCGGCCCGCACGATGGCCTCGATGGCCGGTCGGTAGGCCGAGACCCGGTACTGGAGCAGGGCATTGCGGTAGGCGTCGGGGGTGCGGCCGCCCACACCCCAGGCTGCGGAGTCGGGCACGAAGTCCTGCACGCCCATCTGGCGGAGGAACTCCCGGCCCGATGCCGAGTCGCCTGCCATCGCGCGCAGATCACCCACCGTGATCGTGCCACCTGCAGGCCGCGTCTCGATGAGGTGGCTGATGAGGTAGGGGGCGAGCACGTCCTTGGCGATCGTCTCGGACACGACGGTCTTGATCTCAGCCCGGTCCATCAGCACGTCGAGGACGGGCTTCTGGACCTGAGCATCGTCGAGCAGGTCTTGCGCTGCACGGATGAGGCGCACCTTCTTGCTGTGCTCGACCGGGTGGGCCACGAAGTCCGCAGCCCGCGCGCCAGTCTTCAGCGCCTCGGCGGTGCGCAGGAGGTTGGCGGCCTGAGCCGTCTTCGCGCCAGCCAGCGCGCCAGCCTTCGCGGCGGTCCCGGTGACGCGGGCCCCCTTGCTGATGGCGGAGATCGGCCCGATGCCGTAGATCATCTCGGCGCCAGCACCCAAGATCATCGGGTAGAACAGCGCGGCCTGGCCGATGGCCGACTCGTCCACGTCCTGCAGGCGCTGCCCGGTGCCAGGGTCCAGGGTTTGGAACGCACCGGTGGCCAGCTCCTGGGTGTAGGCGGGCAGCGCGTAGAGCTCGTCGCCGAGGAACCGGCCCTTGGCCAGCGACGTCACCACGTCGCCCAGGTAGGTCTCGGTCTCGCTGGCGGAGCGCATGCCGATGGGGTCGATGATCGTGTTGCCCTTGCGGTTGATCCCCTGGAACGGGACCGGGATGCCGGTCGGGACAGCCGAGCCGCCGATGATCCCCGAGGTCAGGTCGCGCGCGTCCTCGCCGCTCATACCCATCCGCTCCAGCGAGCGGGTGAGGAAGTCGTTGACCTTGAACGCGAACTGGTTGGTGTCGAGCGGATTGCCGTCGTCATCGACGTCGTAGAACAGGGGCAGCCCGAGCACGGCCTCGTTGACCGCGGTCGAGATGATGCCCGTCTGCCGGATGACCGCGCCGAGCGGGGTCTCGATCCCCACGCCGGTGCCGGGGTCAACCTCGGACAGCACGCCGGACAGGTACGGGTCGGTGGCCTCCACGATCTGGCGGCGCACCTCCTCGGCGTACTCGTCGGTGTAGAGCAGCGAGCCAGGGATGTCGCGGAAGGCCAGCTCCCGCTGCAGCGCCCGGGTCTGCCGGGCCCGCGCAGCCAGCTCCGGGGTCACGACCTGCTGGCGAGCGAAGGTCTCGGTCATCTTCTCGAACGAGGTCGCAGGGCGCCGCGTTCCGTCCGGCTCGATGTAGGTCTCGGGGTCGTTGCGGAAGTCGATGCGCGACTCCCGGAAGAACGGCGGGACCGGCAGCATCGAGCCCAGGCCACCCTCGCCTCGAGTCGTGGGCTCGCCCTCGGGCGACACCCTGCGCTGCAGCACCTCGGTCGACGCGTCGCGCGCCGCCTTGCGGGCCGCCTCTACGGTGTAGCCGTAGGCGATGTACTGGCGGATGAGATCGGACTCCATCTGATCCAGCCGCGTCCGCAGCTCCGACGCCATCTGCGGCTCGTCAACCGGGCGGCCGTAGACCGGGACACCCGACTCGTAGAGACCTTCGGCAGCAGCGGGAGCCGGGGCCTCGGGCACCATCTCGCTGCCGTAGGGCACCACGATCCGCACGCGCTGGGGCGGCGGCTCGACCTCCATGCCGGGCGCACTGGGCGCGCGCAAGGCCTGCAGCTCTTCGTCGCTGACCGTGTAGCCGGTGCCCTCCTGCAAGGCCTCGGCGCTGATGGTGCCGCGCGCGTAGTCGTCGCGCAGCCTGGCCTCGAACTCCTGCTGGGCTGCGTCCTGCTCCTCGGGCGGGATGAACTCGACCGCAGCCTCCTCCTCGACAGGCGCAGGCGGGGCGATCTGCAGGGGGCGAGTGGCAGGCGCAGCAGGCGCAGCGGGCGCAGCGGGCGCAGCGGGCGCAGCGGGCGCAGCGGGGGCCCCCATCGCAGCCGCCTTGGCGCGCAGCGCAGCCGCGTCTGCGCTCCTCCCCAGCTTCTCGTAGCGGTCAGCCAGCCGGAGGGCATGATCTCGATCCATTACTGCATACCCCCGCGAAGATCTTGGAAAGCTCGCTGCCGAACCAGCTCTTGGCGCATACGCTCCAGCTCCTCATCGCGAGTAGGGAGCACGCCTCCACCAAACACGAGGTCCTCTTCGGTGACCGGGGCGAGAGCCGGAGGAGGTGCGCCAAACGTGGGCCCACCCATCCCGGCAGCCCGGGCAGCCTGGGATGCCACGCCGCTCCGACCCATCGCGGGCCCGTAGAGCGAGGGGTAGGTGGCAAGCGGATCTCGAGCAGCCATCTGGCCGAACTCAAAGCCGCTGCCCGCAAGCTCACCCTCGAACAAGCCGCGGGTCGAGAAGCTGCGAGACGGGTCCACCTGCATGGGCATCGGCTGCAGCGGAGAGCTCGGAGGCATGCCGCCGGGCGACAGGCCGGCACCCGCAGCCCCCGCTGCGTCCACGAGAGGGGGCCGCTGCGCGAGCGGTGCCCCGGCTCCTTGACTGGCTGCCTCCCTCTGCGCAGCCAGGGCCATCTGCATGCGCGTCTGGCGCAGCTGCTCGTCCGCAGCCTGCGCGTCCAGCTCGCCCACATCGGGGACAGCCGGGGGCGCGGCAGGCGCCGGAGGTTTACCGGCCAGCACGTCTGGGTTGAAGGTCTCCGTCTGCAGGTCGCGGCCCTGGTTGTAGGCGCCGTAGTAGGCGAAGGCCTCGCGCCGGGCGTCTGCGTCGTCCGGGTACATCTTGTTGACCTGGGCGACGAAGTCGACAAAGGCGGGGCGCTTGGCCGGGTCCGCGGAGATGATCCGCTGGGCGTTGCGCTCGACCGAGGACTCAGGCTCGATCTTGCCGCCGGCCTTGGTGAACCGCCGCATGGCGTAGGGCAGGCTCTCCGCAGCCAGCGGGGACACGGCGGCCGCAGCTTCGTAGGCCTCGCGGGGCACCTCGGGCAGGCCCTCCGCCCGACGAGCCGCACGCTGGATGGGGGTGCCCTCGCGCTCCTGCCCGGCTCGCGCCTGCTGGGAGAGGGACGCCCGCCGGCCGAGCAGCTCGAGGTAGGTGTCGTCGTAGTAGACCTCGGCGCCGCGGGGCAGGCGCTCCACCCTGCGGCCGCGGTCGTAGGCGGCCTTGGCTGCGTCGTAGTCCGCGCCCAGCTCTTCGCGCGTGGCCTTGCCGTCGTCGCTCAGCGCCTCGGTGTAGCGGGACAGCATGGCGGCCTCAGCGTCGTCAAGCGGAGCGACGATCCCCAGCTCGGCCCGCGCCTGGTTCATGGCCTTGCGCTGTTCCTCGGAGCGCTTGGCCTCGGTGTCGACCGCCTCCGCGGGCAGGCCCTCCATGATCTGGCGAGCGCGCTTCTCAAAGACGCCGGCCTGCGGGCTGGCGCGCCCAAGCAAGATCGAGGCGGCGATCTGCTTCTCTGCGTCAAGCGCGACCTGGGGCTCCCGTCCGGACTGGAACGATTTCAACAAGAAGTTGTCGGTCAAGTACATCCGGTCGATTGCTTCGATAATGCTGACAGACTCAGCCGACAGCGCCTTGCCGCCGATGGCCGGGAGCAAGTCAGGCCGCCGGGCTCGGAGCTGGTAGTAGAAGTCGGTCGCGGCGACCTGCCGGGTCAGAGGGTCCTCGCTCACCGCAGAAGCTCCGAAGCGCTCCTGAGCATCAAGGAAGGCGAGCTCTATGTCCTCCTCAAGCTGGGCCGGTTTCATGCGGGCGATCTTCTGGCTGCGGTCCTCATTCCCGAGGAGCTCCGCCGCGAACTGCGCGTAGGGGCGGGGGATCTCCACCAGCTTGTCGTAGGCACGCAGCGCAGCGGCGCCCGCCTCGGTGGCGATCTCCTGGCGCCTGATCTCGTTGCTCGACATGTCGGCGATGAAGTCGAGGTCGGAACCCGCACGCAGGCCGCCTCCACCGGCGCGCGACGAGCCGCGAGCACCACCCCCGCCCCCGGCCCCGGTCCCCGCGCCGATCCCGCTGGGGCCTGCGCCAGTCGAGCGGTAGCGCGCGATCAGCCCGTCGATCTGCTTGATCTCCTCGGACAAGATCTTGCGCTTCTCGGCATCGGCAAGCGCAAGGTATCGCTCGTCCTCGACCAGCAGCTCAAGCGCCTTGGTCTTGGCGATGGCAGGGTGGTAGCGGAAGAACAGCTCGAGACCCTTGGCGCTGACGCCCTGGCCCACGAGAAACGACCGCGGCTGGTACGCGGGGATGGCCGACTGCGGCAAGGGCATCGTCTACCTCCGGGGGGCGCCGTAAGCGCCGGCCATCTGCATCGCCATCTGCGCTTGGAACATCCGAGCCTGGGCGTCGCGCATCTGCTGGCTGCCGGCCGCGGCGCCGACGAGCTGGTTGTACCCAGCCTGCATCTGCTGGGCTCCGTAGATGGAGCCGGCGGTGGTCGCCGCGGCGCCGAAGAGGTCTCCGACGAGCTGCCGGTTCGCCATCTTCCGCCCAGCCTCGGCGTCCGCCTGCCTCTGCTGCAGCTCGAGCAGCATCTGCTGGTTCTCCCGCAGGGCCGCAGCGTCCGCCTCGGCAAGCACCCTCTGCTGCTGCGCGAAGGACCTGCTCTGCGCGTCCTGCGAGGCGAGGTCCTGCAGGAAGATGTCGCGGCCCGAGATGGCGCTGTTGGCCTGGGCCTGCTGGAGCTGGCGGGCCTGCAGGTCAGCCATCTGCCCCGCGCGCTGGGCGGCGCCGGTCGACTCGATGGTGCGCCGCTGGGCCTCGCTCAGGCCGAGCTCGCCTTCGGCCTCACGCTTCTCGAGGCCCTGCAGCCGACGCCGGTAGGCCTCGGGCATCTGCGCCTCGGCCTGCTTGCGCGCGGCCGCAGCCTGGGCCACCGCTCCGCCGGCGGACGCCACACCCATCGCGATGGGCAGGGCCAGGAGGGGGAGAGCCATGGTTCACCTCGTCACAGGTAGTAGACCTCGAGCGAGATGCCCCAGTTGAGGATCGCGCTGCGGTCAATGGTCGACAAGTGCGCGAGACCAACCGCGAGCTTGTCGGTGGCGGTGAAGACCTTCACGCCGCTCATGTTCCCCCACCCGAGGATCGAGTAGGGAGTCGCCGGGCCGCCCGGAGGATTGCTCGGATGCCACCCATCATAGCTCTGCACGACCTCCTGCGAGTAGGGCTGGATGATCGACTTGAGGCCAGTGCCGGAGAGCAGAGAGCTTGCGGAGTATTCCGTCACCCACATGTAGGCGTCGGAGCCGAGCGAGCGGTCGCCGTCGTCCGGACCGTTGGCCGACTCCATCCACCAGTGGAAGATGACCGTGGCCTGTCGGCGCAGGTCCAGCGAGAACGTGGTCTGGGGCACCACCTCCCAGCTCTCGGTGTCGGTGTTCCCGTAGCGCTTGCCGGTCAGGAAGGCCGAGCCGAACTGGCACCGGACCAGGGCGCCGCCGTCCCACTGGCTGCCCTGGAACCCGGTGACCCCGTGCTGCACGCCAGCGAAGGCGTCGATGACGGGCTGCTGGATGTGCCGCGTCTGCACCCAGGCGGCCGACAGCAGGTCCGCGCCGACGACCCCCTCGTGCAGGTAGATCTTGAGCGCGTCGTCGTTGGCCTTGACCGCAGCCGCAGAGAGCTGGGTGTTGGCTGCGAATACGCTGGGTGGGGTGTAAGCCATGTCAGGCCCTCCGCATCTGGACAGCGGACATGCGCCCGCCCCGGCCGGTGAGGAAGTAGAGCGCGTCACCCTGCGTGTAGTCGTAGACCAGCAGGTTCTCGCGGTTGCCCGCCGGGTTGAGGAACGGGTGCAGCAGCCCGGTGATGACGAGGCGCACGCCGTACACGGTGATCGGAATGTTCGTGGTGAAGCAGTACATGCCGTAGGGGGCGTACCACCCGTGCGCGTGCGTCGGCAGCGTGGCGCTCACCTTGCCATCCCGCGCGTCGCCGTCCGAGGTGACCTGGTAGGGCGAGATGACGGTGCCCGCGGACAGGCGCTCCAGCTCGAAGCCGTCCTTGACCGTGCCCTTCACGCCGAGCGCTGGGTCCATCTGCCCGCTGACCGCGACCCAGTTGGCCAGGGCGTTGCTCGTGATGTCCCACTGCAAGTAGGCGAGCCAGCAGTGGAAGCCGTCCGTGACGACGTGGCTCGGGCCTGCAGCCTTGTCCGCCAGCGTGTACTGGCCCATGGCGCCGACGCGCAAGTACGGCGTGGGCGGCGCCATTCCGATGAAGCTGACGACCCCCATGTTCCACCAGACCCGGAGCACATCCCCTGCGACGAGGGGCCAGCCGGCCGCTCCGAAGTTGAGGAAGGTGGGGGTGCCTGCCGCGTTGCCGACGCGGGTCACGGTGGGCGGGGATGCGGCCGACGAGGGGTAGTTGACCGCGGGCCCTGCGTGCAGCATGGTCGCGTCGCCGAGCAGGGCGGTCGCGCTGTTCTTGACGATGGACACGCTCGAGAGGTGGGGCAGGTCGAAGGCCTGGTCCCGCACGTTGTTGGCATCGAGCGCGCCCGGCTGGTTGTAGTCGTTGTACGTGGCGTTGAGCGTGGTCGCGTCGATGACCTGGCCTGCGTCAACCGGAGGGCGGACAATGCGGCTCATCGGAACCGTCCGATTGCGAACACGCGGTTCGCGAAGAGGTGGCACTGCATGAGCGGCGGCGTCGACCCGAACGCGGTGACCGGATCGTCAGGGCCCGCAGACCCAGGCTTGGCTTGCAGCGTCAGGGTGACAGGGCCGCTCGGCATCTGCTGCGAGCCCGAGATCGAGAAGTGATCCATCGCCTTGGCAGGGCCGATGCGCTCGGCGACGATGGCCCCGTTGTAGAGAATCCGCAGCCCGAGGAACTTCTCGTTCGGGGCACCCGTCTGGCTGCCGCCTGCGTAGGTGGTGTTGTAGGTCTCGTTGAACGCGGTCTGGATGGCGCAGTTGCCGTACCACTCGGTCAGCAGGTTGCCGCCCTTGAAGGGCTGCAGCGTGGTCTCGAAGCAGGTGAACCAGCCCGACCCGAAGTTGCGGTAGTTGATCGCCCGCCACTGCTCGGGCCGGGTGTCGGCCGCCGCGGCGCGGTAGCGCGTCTGCTCACCGTTTGCCCCGATGACTCCGGTGCTCCACGGGTTGAACAGGTAGCACTGGTGCAGGCAGGCGGTGGTGAGCTGGGTCTGGGCGAGCGCCCCGTCAGGGAGCTGCGACCGGTCCAGCCCGACGAGCTCGCCGCGGAAGGCCTGGTGCTGCGCGTTGAACTGGCCTGCCTCTGCGGTCTGCGAGGTCCTGGCGTCGTGCTGGGTCCACTGTTTCACGGCGCCCTCCCGGCGATGACGTTGGTCCCACGGGCCGTGTAGCTCAGCTCGTAGCCGACCAGCACGAGGTCGTCCTTCGTGCGCAGGGTGAATCGGAACCAGCTGCAGGACTGCTGCGCGATGGGGATGCGGATGGGCACGAGCCTCGTGTCCTGCCACTCCGCGGTCCCGATGATGGCCGTGCCGTAGACCGGCTGCTCTTCTTGATCCGGCGGCTGTGCGACATACTCGATGTCTTCTCCGCTGGGGGTGTACTCGAAGTCCTTGAAGTCCTGCAGGTACAGCTTGACCGAGCCGGTGGTCATCACCCAGAGGGTGACGTACTGCACCTGCTTCTTGACCTGGGCGTCGCCGAAGTCGTGCCACGCCGACTCGTAGACCGAGGCGGGCGGGTCGCCTGGCTTGTAGACGTCGTCGACGATGGCGCCGCCCATCGAGCGGATGCTCGACAGCACGAAGAGGCCGGACGGGTCGGACTGGCCCGCCGTGTTCCCCGTGTGGTGGCCGAAGACCAGGGTGCCGTTGTGCAGCCGGTCGATGCAGCCGACGGGGAACCCGCTCCGCACCGACCACCCCTCCTTCTCGAGGTGGTAGACGACGCCGAGGTTGGGGCGGTCGTCGCCGTTCGCCGGGAAGTAGCAGTGGTAGGCCTTCTCGGACGGGCTGTACTTGGCGACCGCCCGGGCGGCGCACTCCTGGGTGAGCTTGCCGAGCGTCGACCCGAGCGGCGCTCCGACCTCTTCGAGCCGCACGGTCGAGCCGCCGTCGAGCCCGCCGGAGATGCTGTAGATGCCGTCGAGCGCGAGGAAGAACACGCCCTTGCCCGGCACCGAGTCAATGGTCTGCGGCGAGCGGCAGGCGATCTGCTCGGACAGCGACTGCACGCTGAAGTCTGGGTAGCTGCCGGTGACGATGTCGATGCCGTTCTCACGGAAGACCAGCAGGTTGTTGTAATGGGCGAAGAGGCCTGTGACCGCACCGCCGTTGCTGGCCAGGGCGATGTAGTCGGCCGCGCCGAACTGGTCGATGAAGGTGGGCAGGCTGTAGTAGAGGCGGTTGCCCTCGTCTGCCCCGCCGTCCAGCCACAGGCAGCTCTTGTAGATGGCGCAGCACCGGGCCCTGGGCGCCGGGAAGATGACGCTGTCAACCAGCTGTGGCGCAGGCACGCTGAAGCTGACCTCGCGCCGCGCGCAGTGGTAGAGCTCCTCGACGTTGTTGCGGACGTCGGCGATGAAGTACAGCTCGCGCTCCCCGTTGAGGGTGCCGTAGATGCGCCGGGCCACGGTGCCAGGCGGGCCCAGCGGGATGCGGATCGACGGCGCGTAGCGCACGTTGTTGTCGCCCGCCTCGATGGTCCACGACACCTCGACCGTGGTGGAGCGGGGGCTCTCACTGCCCGTGTCGGAGATGAAGCTGACGGCGAACTGGAAGACGTTCTTCTCGTCCGCGGTGCCAGCCTCCTCGGCGCCCATTCCGAAGATGTTTGGGAACACGCTGGCCTTTCCGGCAGCCGGATACCAGTTGCTCGTGCTGTCCCCCGTGTACTCGTTGGTCGAGGCCATCGGGGTGCCCGCGTCGATTGTGGCCACGCGCAGGGCGTTGGGCTGAGGCGGCGGCCCGTACCAGCCCAGCTGGCGGGACAGCGAGGCGAGCTGGGCGGGCGTGACCTCGGACGCCCGGGGCAGCGGCCAGGGCCGGACGATGATGGGGCTGTCGTAGCCGTTGGTGATGACGACCCGGTCCCCGTACTGGGCGTAGACCGAGGCGGTGTCGGTCGCCGTGGGCACGAACCTCGAGCCGAGGTTGAAGATGACGTTGGCCTGCCCCACCTCGTAGTAGAGGTAGAGGGCCCCGCCGCTCTCGAACAGGATGCTCTGCCGGGCGCCGCCCGTGCTCTGCTGCATCACGAAGAGGCTGTCGATCCGGCCGAGCGCGGCGAAGGGCGTGAAGCCGTCGGCCGGGTCGGGCCGGTACTTCTCGTACCCGACGCGCGAGCTGAGCCCGAGCGTGCTGCGCTCGACGGCCCAGTTGTCGATGAGGTTGGCGGAGGTCGGGGCCTGGGGCAGCGACTGCTCCATCCCCCCGACGACGCGGACCTGCAGGGTCTGGCCCTTCATGTGTGCACCAGGGTCGTGAAGCGGGAGTAGCGGCCGACGCCGAGGTTGTCGCCCCAGTTGCCTTTGACGATCCGGCGCGACGTGGAGATCAAGTACCGGCGCTCCATCTGCAGCAGCTCGGCCTCGTACTTGCGCTTGTAGATCTCGGACTGCGCGGCGTTGTCGTGCTTGAACAGGACGTCGGCCAGGGCCCGGTAGGCGATGACCATGCGGTGCGCAGGGGGCACGAGCGAGACGTCGTTGTCCTCCTGCATCGGCTGGTGCCGGACCATGTAGCGGACCTGGAAGACGTAGTCCTTGTCCTGCCGCGGGTAGAGGCGGATGCGCTGGACGAAGCCGTCGGGGTTCTGCATCCGCTGGCCGTTGTACAGGCCCTCGGATGTGGTGAGCGTGGTGACCGAGAGCTGGATGGTGCGCGCCGCCACGTCGGTGGGGAGCAGCTCCATCTTGGCGCCGGGCGTGAGCGGGTCGTCGAGCAGCCGCCAGGCGCTGAACCCGAACTGCGTGCTCCTCCAGTAGTAGCGCTTGTACAGGCCGGAGTTGGCCGTCTGCGCAGACGGGGTGAGCACGAAGTCCTGCGCGTCCGTCGCGGTCAGGGTGACGATGTCGCCGTGCGCGCTCTCTCGGCCGGCGAAGACCAGGGTCGAGGTGAACTCCACCGTCCGCACGCCGCGGCCAGCAGCGACAGCGGTGGTCAGCGCGAAGTTGACCCGGGGCCCGTTGATGTGGGCCGGGTCGTACCAGACCCAGTAGATCGGGAGGTTGATCTCGCCGAGCGGCAGGTTCCACCACTCGTCCTCGTACCGGGTCAGGTTGTCGAGCAGGCCTGGGTCGTTGGGCGTCATCGCCTGCGTGCGCCGCGCGACGCCGAGCACCGAGATGCAGTCGGCCGGCAGGTCGATGTAACGGTTGATCGCCTTGGCTGCGTAGGGCCCGGTGGCCGCCGTCCACGCAGAGGAGATGCGAAGGTCGGTGTCGCTGACCACGTTGTTGATGACGAAGGTCTCGGTGTTCCCGCTGGGCAGCGTGACCTCGAGCTCTTGCCCTGCCATCCACCCGAGGAAGCTGCCGGCCGGGCCGGTCACGACCTGCGTGTTGACCGTGAAGGTCAGCGCAGCGAAGGACACGTCCTTGTAGACCTGGACGTCGGCCACCCGGTTGATGAAGGTGAAGGGCTTCTCGGAGCAGATGGCCCGGTCCGCCTCGTTGAGCAGCGCGTCGACCTGCTTGCTGTACTTGGGGTTGGTCGGCGAGTAGTCAAGGATGTTGGCCACGAACTCTCGCAGCTCTTTCAGGGACGACGCAGGCATCACCACTCCTAAGCGAAAGCCCCGCCCGCATGGTGTGCGGACGGGGCCAGTGTACCCGCTTGGGGCGGGCAGCGGGGATCAGAACTGCTTGATCACGACGACGCGCTTCTGGGTGTTGCCAGCGCCCGCACCGACGGTCTCAGCCAGGATGCCGCACACCGGCTGGGCCGAGGCCGCCGAGGCGAGGTCGGCCAGGCCGGCGGTGTTGGTGATCTGGAGCAGCGCGCCGATGGCGAGGCCGGCGCCAGCGTTGTCGCTGACGAAGGCGTCGACCACACCGGCGATGCAGACCTCGACCCGGGCGCCCGCCGTCAGGACGCCGGTAGGCTCCGCGGAGCGGATGACGACGCCGAAGGGGGTGCGCACCGGCGAGCTGTTGCCATCGGCCTTGAACACGCCGAGGGTCACGTCGCTGTCGGCCGTGGCGCCGAGGTCGAACGCCACCCAGTCGCCGACCGCGAGGGTCTCCTTGGCCAGGAAGATCTCCTCCTGGCGGCGGTTGCTGGAGCCAGCGGCGCTGACCCCGCCGAAGTCGGCGTCGGTGTTGAGGGACTGGAGCAGGGTGGAGGTAGCCATGATCAGGTCTCCGCGTTGATGAGGATGCCGTGGCCGGACAGGTTGCTGGTGCAGACCTGCATCCGCAGGGCGATCTGGGCGGACATCGCAGCGTAGCCGCTGATGGTCTCCATGTCGCCAAGCTCAAACTGCGCGTCGCGGTCGAAGTAGACGTTGAACAGCGTCGAGTTGAGGAAGTACATCGACATCTTGTTCACGCCGCCCGAGCCGGTGAACCCGAGGTTCGGCTCGATGTACATCGCGGCGCCGTTGAACTGCAGGGCCAGCTTGCCGGCCATGTTCCGCTCTTCGGTCGCCGAGGTGTACCGCTCGAGCTGCTGGAGCTCGTCCTTGTAGAGCCCGTAGGAGATCGGGCTCGCGAGGATGAGGTCCACGTCGCCCTCGGGCGCGTACTGCTGGACGTCGATCAGGAGCTGCTGCATCTTCTTGAGGCCGTTGGCCGCGAAGCTGCCGTTCTGCACCTGGTTCTGCCAGGAGGTGGGGAACCCACTCTTGGCGATGCCGCCGACCGTGTTGCCCTGGCTGCCGAAGGCGAGCTCCTCGAACCAGCCCGTCGCGGCGTCCAGGCCGTTCAACGTCTGCAGGTCGGTGAGGATGGTGCTGTTGCCGGCGATGATCTGCTTGCAGATCTCCCGCTTGAACATGCCCATGGTCTGCTTCAACCGCGCCTCGGCAATCCGCACGATGGCGCGCTCGCCCTTGTTGGACAGCTCCTCCTTGCGGGTGATCACGACCGGGGCGGTCGCGTCGCACCAGCTGTAGGAGGCGGTCCGCATCGGGTCCTTCACCGCCAGCGACACAGCCTCGTAGCCGGTGGTGAGCTGGGTGATGGTCGAGTGGTCGGTGAGGATCACCGGGCTGTCGATGTAGCTGCCGCCATCGACCTGCTCCACGTTGCCGAGGCGCTGCACGGCGTCGAGCAGGGGGATGGTACGGAAGGTGTTGTCGACCTCCTTGTCGCGGAGAATCCGCAGGGTCGATGCGAGGATGTCGTTCTGGACACCGGTGGTCGTCGGCATTTGCGTGGCCTCTATGCGCCGTCGCGGCGCAGGTGAGCGCGGGTCGGATGGGGAGGCAAGGCGTGTCCGGTAGCCGGGGCCAGTGAGCCTCCCCGGCGGGGCGTGTCCCGAGGGGGCTCACGCCGGAGAGGCCCTGCTGTTGTAGCCTAAGCCTTCGACTTCTTCAACGCCTGGTAGATGTCCCAGGCGTTTCCGCTGCGGACGTCAGCCGAGACGACCTCTCGGCCCGGCTTGGCGCCGCGGTCTCCGATGACGGCAGCCCGCTGCATGGCGCGCCGGCGGACCTCAGCCTGCTGCTGCTGCGTCTGCTGCTGGGCGGACAGGCGCTTGCCCTTGACCATCCAGTAGGCGGCCTCCAGGCTCAGGTTCTTGTCGGCCTGCAGCGCAGCGAAGACGCCGGACTTGATCTCGGGATCGCTGACGAGGTCCGGGTTCTCCGCCTTGAAGGTCTCGTAGCGGGTCGCCGCCTCGCGCTGCCGCTGCTGCGTGCCCAGCGGCTCGAGCACCTCCTTGAGCTTGGCCGCGACCTTGGCGTCGATGGCTGCCTGGATGTGCTCAGCGTTGAAGGGGTCGAAGTCCTGCGGCATCTTGCCCGCCTGCTGGGCGAGGGACTCCAGCAGCCCGCTGCTCGCCAGGGCTTGGTGCTGGGCCTGCAGCGCCTGCTTCTCCCGGGCCAGCTCCTGCGTCTTGCGGGTCATCATCTTCCGCATCTCGGCCATGGCCCGCTGCACCTCGGGCGGCTGCGAGGCGTAGATCGAATCCCAGGACTCGCCGTCGTTGAGCCCCGCGGGCTCGGGCTCGGGTGCGGATGCGGCCTCCTTCGCCTTGCTCGCCTGCTTCTTCTCGTAGGCGTCGAGAAGGGCGTTGACCTCAGCCTTGTACTTGTTGCCGGGTTCGGGGTTCCGCTTGCCGGCGTCGGCCGGGGCGGCGGCTGCCGCCTCGCCGACAGGGGCCGCGGCTGCCGTGTCCGGGGAAGCAGGCTGCCCGCCGTGAGACAGGCCAGCGCTACCGGGTGCAGTCGTGAGCAGGGACATCAGGCACGCTCCATCATGAGGTCTTCGGGGGAGGTCTTCACTTCGACTTCGACTTCGGTCTCGCCTTCGCCCTCGGCCATCATGCTCTTGAACTCCTCGCTCTTCGCGAGGGCGGCGACCTTGCTCGCGAGCAGCGCCACGTCGCGGTCGCCGACCACGCCGGCCAGCGTGATCTCGATGCCGGACCCGCTCTCGGCGGCGGCGTCGGAGAGCATGGCCAGCCCGCGCACGAAGTCCACCGGGAACACCGTCTGGTCGGAGGTGAAGGTCGGGTAGTTGCCCTCCATCCCCGCGCTCGACAGCGCCTGGTTGAACGACTTGACCAGGCCGTTGAGCGCCGACGCAGAGAACTTGCCCTTGGGCAGCTCAAGCATGGCGTCGGCCTCATCCTGCATCTCGCCAGCCTTGCCGGCGTACTCGTCCTCGATCTGCATCGACATGTCGTCCATGGGTGCCTCCTCAGGCATCGGGTGTGGGGAACGTCTCGATCATCGCTTTGGCGGTCGACCCGGTGTCGGCCAGCACGCGCTGGAACTTGGCGACCTGCGCCTCGTGGGTGTCCCTCTCCGAGGTGGCGCGGGAGATCTCCCGCTCGACCTCGCCGTCCTCGACCTCTCGCAGCCCACGCTTGCGCATCAACTCTCGGCGATGGTTCGCATCGCGCAGCGTGACGTTGAGGCCGCGGTCATGGTAGCCGTTCCAAGGCGTGTCGCCCCAGGCCCAGGCTGTCTTTGCAGGTGCCGCTACCGCGAGGAGGGCAGGTGCCCCGCACCGCGCGCAGGCCGCTGCATCCTTGCGGTTCTCGTACTTGCGCAGCTTCTCGGACTTGTGGCCCTCCGCGCAGCGATACTCGTAGATGGGCATCAGACCACCCCTCCAGCAGGCAGGACGTTGGCGACGTTGGCCGGGCTCGGGCCCTGGAGCAGGCTGGCCGCGGCTTGGTCGGGAGCAGACGGCAGGCCCGGCGCGTTGGGCAGAGCACCTGCAGCCGGCGCTGCATCCTCGGGGAGGAAGTCCTCGGGCAGGTCGTAGCTGCGGACCAGCGCTTTCAGGATCTTCTCGGGCGGCACGCCGAGCTTGGTGAGCAGCGGCACCAGGGTCTGCAGCTCCTGCTTCTTCACGGCGTCGGACATCGGGGTCGAGCCGCTGTCCTGGGCGAAGAAGCGGAAGTCCGCGGTGAGGTCGTCAGCGCGGACCACCCGGGCCTTGCCGCCCAGGCGGACGATGACGTCGCCGTCGTCCATGAGCGTGGCCAGCATCACGACGTAGGTCTGGGCCATCTGAGCGATGGCGGCGTCGCGCTCCCTGGCCTGCCGGCCGATCTCGCTGGCGCTGTAGGCGGCGAGCGCGGTGACCTCGGTGGCGGTCGCCTTGGTGGCCTGGCCCCGGGTGAACGGAGCCATGACCGAGCCGCGGCTGAAGTCGCTCTCCACCTGCTGCTCGTAGACCTCGAGCTCGGGCGGCGTCGGGGAGTGGGGCACCGGGACGATGGCCGAGCGCAGGTCCTGGCCCGGCGACAGCTCGACCTCGATGAACTCCCCGTCCTGGCCCTGCGCGATCTTCGCCATCGCCTCGGGGTCGAGCACCCCCTTCTCGCACATCCACTGCCGGGCCGCCTTGCGCACGCCGTTGGCTTGGAACGTGCGCATGGTGTTGATCTCGACGACTTGGTCGTAGACGCGGCGCAGGGCCGAGTACCCACGCAGCGGCTCGTCGGGCTCGCGGCTCATGTAGATGGGGACGATGGGCACGACGGGCCGGTCGCTGCTCGTCCTGAACGGGATGCCGTCGAACTTCTCGGCCGTCGGCTCCGCGTCGTCGTCGCCGTCCGTCGCGCCGATCTCGAGCTTGATCCCGTCGTAGAGCATCTTGTTGCCGGACGAATAGTCGGGCGACCAGACGAACATCTTCTCCTGCACGAGGTCGTAGAACTCGACCACGATGATGTAGTCGTCGGTGGTCTGCTCGACGGGCTCGTTGGCCCGGCGGTAGGCGGGGGTGTTGTCCGCGTCCTGCGTGTCGAGGTAGCGGGAGAAGGTGCGCAAGGCGTACTGCTTGTTCCCATACTTGGCCTTGGCGGCCGCGATTGGCAGGTAGTAGCGGTGGCCGATGTATCGCTGGGTCGCCCAGCTCGAGGCGGTGTCGTCGACCAGCACGTCCCACGGGCAGATGGGCGTGGCGTCCACCCGCTGCAGCACATCGGGCGCGTCGTTGGCGGTGAGCTTCAGCGCGGCCCACGGGTAGATGAGCGCCAGCCGCATGGCGTCCTCGACCTGGCGGCGCGTGGAGGTGAGCCAGTTGTTGGCGACCTCCTGCGTCAGCTCGGGGTCGCCGTGCCCGCGCAGGTCGGGAGCCACCACCACAGCCGGGTCGCGGACGAAGAGGCTGGCGATGTAGCTCTCGACCAGCTCGTAGGCGCGGCTCGTCTCGATGAGCAGAGCCTCGTCGTAGGTGGGGTTCCGCTTCCAGTAGCGCATCAGGTAGGCGTTGCGCAGCCGGCGCATCTCGGGGCGCAGGTCCTCCCAGTAGCGCTCGTGCGCCTCGTAGATGGAGCGGGCGGTGCTGGCGTTGATCACGAGGTCCTCCAGGGCAGGGCAGACTTGCGGATGCGGGCGACACGGCGAGCAGCGATGAACGACTCCATCGCCCCAGCTCCTGACTCTCTGCGCTGGCTGGCAGGAGCAGACCGGACGCAACGGTACGCGAGGGCGAGGGCCATGGCCATGTCGTCGTGCAGCCCGGCTGGAGCCTCGGGCGTAACCTTGCGCACCTCGAGCGAGCGCAGCTCCAGCAGCGTGGTCTGGTCCAAAGCGAAGATGATCCGCGACTGGATGTGCTCCCGCAGGATGTCGTAGGCCTCGAGCTTGCTCTTGACCGTCGTGGTCCAGGGCTTGCCATCGCCGTCGGCCCAGACCTTGCGGTAGCGCAGCCGGTCCAGCTCCCTAAGAACGACGTGCCCGTGGTTGTTCGACTCGCACAGCACGAGGGCGTTGCCGTAGCGCTGGGCCACGGTGGCGACGCGGGCCGCCCAGTCGTGCGGCGCCATGGTGTTGGACCGCTCGAGGTAGACGGGCTGCAGGCTGGCGAGCGAGACCACGGCCAGGGTCGAGTAGTCGCCGCCGACACCGCCGCCCACGTCGACGCCCATGACGTAGTGGCCGTCCTCCTCGGGCTCAGCGAGCTCTCGCGCCGGGCCGTCGAACCACACCTGCTCGATGGCGTCGAGGTCGGCAGCCACGAAGTAGGTCGAGTCGCGGGACAGGAACGCATCAGCCAGGCAGCCTGGGTACTCGCGGCGGAACTTGGTCAAGCCGAGCGTGGCGACCTGCTGGCGGCGCCACCACAGCTGCGCGTCGTCAAGGCCGTGACGCTCGGCGAGCTCGTCCTCCTCCTCGGTTCGGGCCCAGCCATCCGGCAGGTTGTCGTCCCGATAGGGCTCGTGCTCGTGCCACCAGTA